TTAAACAGGAAGAAAAACTCAATGAAGGTTGAAGACAAGTACACTGAAGCACAAATGAAACTTAGACAAGAAGTTCTCAGAATTCTTATGAGAAAATATGGTCATGAGAATAACAATAAGGCAATTTATGAATGTGCTGATGAGTGGTGTGAGAAGTATGTTATAAGTGCTGGTGTTGTTGATTATTACAATGCTTACAAACAGTCCTTTATAAATAAATCACTCGAATAATTATCATGCAAAAAATAATTAATGTACTTGCTCTTGCGTCTACTGCTGTATCTGTTGCCGTTGTTGGTAGTGGGTTATACGTATACGTCAATCGTGCATCCATCATTGATGGAGTTAAATCTCAGGTTATGGAGGCAGTTACTGGATCTTTGGGAGGTCTTGGTGGAGTGGGTGGAGGTTCACTTCCTTTAGGTACTCCTGACCTTGCACCTCCTTCCGATTCTGCTTCTGCTCCTACTGCACCTGTACCTTCTGGTGGTTTGGGAGTTCCTAACTTCTAAATAGGGTAGTTGCTATAGTGCTATGCCTGAAGAGGTAAAAGAAGAAATTCTTGAAGAAGAACATCCTGAAGAGGAAAAGAAGAAAGGTTTCTTTGGTAAAGTAAAGTCTGCTATCATACCAGACGCTGAAGAACAAGCAGCAATCATTAGTACATTTGTTCGCATCACTGTTCTTGCCTGGTCGGGTGGAATATTGACTTTAAATTATGTTGCCATTCCAGGTGTACCACAACAGAAAATAGATCCAACATTTATAGCTTCAGTTTTTACAGGAGTTTTAGCTAGCTTTGGAATTCAGACTGCATCTAAGAAAGGTGATGGTACTATGAAGATGAATGGTAATGGTTCCAATGGTGGACCTCCTCCTGTTACTGCTAAAGACATTGAGGCAATCATTGCTAAAAATGCAGCTGCTGGTCCTGTTCAAACTATTAGAGTTGAGCAAGCACCACTTAAGATTACTACTGACGACAAACCTTATACACTCTAAACATGGAAGATTTAATGAAAGCATTGCCTAAAGATGCACAAAAGGCAATAGAAGAAGTACCTGCCCTTCAAGAAATTATTGAACCAGAACCACAAGGTATTGGTGTTGGAACAGGGATTGGTATAGCAGCAATTGTATTAATACTTGCAGCTGCTGTTGCTAAGTACAAATGTAAGTGTAAGAAGTAATGGCATCTGATAACTCAACATTTCTATTCACTAAAGTGAAAGGAGCATTCAACAAAGTAGTTGAATGGGATAAGGCACTTATCAAAAAGTGCCAAGATAAGTTTGGATGGACTGACTATCAAGTAACTTGTATTGCTTTTGCTAAAGGGTTTGTTATTGGAGCAATTCTATTGTAGTGATAATGTTAACAATTATATTATGAAAGATATTATTGTAAAAGATAATTTTTTTAGCAATGTATATGAACTTAGAAAATTAGCATTGTCTTCTAGGTTTTATAGTCCCCAAGAAACAAAAAAGAAAGTTAATTGGAAAGGTTTTAGAACAGATGAATTGAAAAATTATCCTAATAAAATCTTAAACGATTCTTTTAATTATTTGTATGATGAATTAGAAAGAGAGTATGGATTAAAAAATTTGATTCTTTCTTCATATTTTCATTTAACTTTAAGTGCAACAAAAGATATAGTTGCAAACTTTTATAATAGTAGATGGCATAGTGATGATACTTCTCATAGATATGCTGGTATTGTTTATTTGACTCCAAACCCACCAAAAAATACAGGTACTACTATTCTCACTGGAGATAAACCTTATGAGGTGGAAAATTATTTTAATAGAATGGTCGCATACCCTGCTGAATTTATTCATGCACCAACAGATTTGTTTGGAGATGATATAGATAATGGTCGTCTTACCTTTACATTTTTTTGTAGTTAATGGTGCGTTGATACTCTAACAGAGTGTTGGAGTCCACACTAAACTAGGCAAAAATTACTAGTCTGTGCTATAAATATGTGTAGTACGGGATTGAAAAATCATGCCCCTGACTCAACAGAAGCATTACACAGTCGGTTATCACGACACGCAACATAAGCATCATGAGATCTGCGAGTACGCTGTAGATTCATATAACGCAATACAAAATTCCAAAGAGGATGTCCCTTATCTAAAGGAGCATCCTCATTTTATTGACTATTGTGTCAACGAAGAGGTTAATAATATCTCTCGTTTAATGGCAGCAGGAATCCCTATGGGACATTAATTATGACAAAACATAAGCACGAAATTATGTGGTGGATGAGTAGACTAACTATAATGGGTACGTCTTTAGGACTATCTACATGGTTAGCTGCTCAAGCATATGCATAATTATACAAATCCATCTGAAACACAAGACCTCTCTCATGTAGAGGCACAAGTTACTGAGGGTAAGAAGTATTATGATGATCAGGGATGGGAGATCAAAGCACCCATCTCTGATAGAGAATGTATCTATAAGTGTCTAGAAAATTGTGAGCAACTTGCTGGACTTGATAAGAAACAGGTACAGAGGTTAATGAAAGAGTTTGAGAGTGGACAAAAGGGTGAAGATGTTGTAGACTTAGTATCAGAGTATCCTCCTTTATAACTATGGCATGGGATGACCCACTTGATTTTAAGAAAGAAGGTATTGTGTTAGATTATAAAACTGCTGGTGTTGATATAGATGCTGGTAATAAATTCGTAGAAAAACTTAGAGAGAAAGCACCAGGTATTGGTGGGTTTGGTGGGATGATTAAGATTCCATCAGGATATAATGAACCTATTCTAGTATCTGGTGCTGATGGTGTTGGTACGAAACTCAATATATGTACAGTTGCGAATGACTTTACAACCATAGGTCAAGACTTGGTTGCGATGTGTGTCAATGATGTTATTACATGTGGTGCTAATCCATTATACTTTTTAGATTATATTTCTACTCAGAAAGTGGATGGTAATGTAGCAGATATTATGGTAGGGATAATGAAGGGATGTGAGATTGCAGGTTGTGATCTTTTAGGTGGAGAAACTGCTGAACATCCAAGGCAACTTCATTATGATATGGCAGGATTTTGTACAGGTATTGTAGAGAAGAAGAAAATTATAGATGGGTCTGCTATTAAACCAAGTGATAGAGTTATTGGTTTAGCAAGTAGTGGTCTTCATAGTAATGGATATAGTATGGTTAATTATTTGTTGACCAGACATCAGATATTTTATGCTGATCATCCTGAGTTACTTACACCTACTACAATCTATGCACCTGTGGTTAAGAGATTATTAGATGAAGGAGATTGGATATATGGTATGTCACATATTACAGGTGGTGGTATTACTGAGAACCTACCACGTTGTTTACCAGAAGGATTGACTGCTCATGTAGATTATAATGCATGGAGTGTTCCTGAAATCTTTAAGAAGATTCAACTTAAAGGTAATGTTGATGAATTGGAAATGAGAAGAGTCTTTAATCTTGGTATAGGGTATTGTATGGTAGTTCCTGCTAATCGTATGGAACTTACTATGGATATTATTAGGGATGAAGGTATAGAGTGTTGGGAGATTGGTGAGGTGTATCAGAAATGAAGATAGCAATAATAGGAGCTGGCAGCGCAGGATGTATAACTGCTTTACATTTTCATAAATATATGCCGACTGATAGAGAGATTGTTATTTATCATAGTCCAAATAAAAATCCAATAGAAAGAGTTGGTCAAAGTACTACTCTTGATATTGTTCAGTTAATGCAAGATACATTGGGGTGTGATTGGTATAATAATCCTGTTGATGCAACATTTAAATCTGGAATATTATATGAGGGATGGGGTAAAAAGAATGATAAATTCTTTCATCCATTTCCCATGCATACTATGGGAATGCATTTTGTTCCTAAGAAATTATCAAATACAGTAATAGAATCAAAACACTTTACTAGTATTGAAAAGATTATAACTGATCCTGAGAGAGAAATAGATGCTGATGTTATATTTGATTGTAGAGGTAGGCATAATAGAGATAAGAGTAATTATGAACCACTTATAAACCCTTTAAATTCATGTCTTTTATATGATAAAGATGGTATAGATTTTGATTTAAAGTATACAAAAGCTGTTGCTACTCCCAATGGATGGACATTTGTTATTCCAAATAAAGATAGTGTATCTTATGGTTATTTGTATAACAATACTATAACATCAAAGGAGGATGCTAAAGAGGATTTTTTAGAAAGATTTAATCTCCCTGAAATTGATGGGGAGTTAACTTTTGAAAATTATATGGCAAAGAATATGTTTGTTGGTGAGAGAACAGTATTGAATGGAAATATGTATGGTTTCTTAGAACCATTGGAAGCAAATTCTATGGCACTGTATCAGATGATTTGTAGATATGCATGGGATGGTATATTTAATATTCAACCTCTTCATGATTGTAATAATCTTATAAGAAAATATTTTAGAGAAGTACAAACATTTATATTATGGAATTATCAATATGGATCTAAATATGATACTCCTTTTTGGGAGTATGCTAGGTCACTTCCCTTTGAACCTGATGATAAGTTTAGATATATGGTAGATAGTTTTGAACCTGGATCTACTTCTAGAGAAAAGTATGGTCAATGGCATCCATTTAGTTTTCATTTTTTTAAAGATAATTATGAGTGATGTGGTATGGTCAATAAATATAATGCTTGCTTTACTTTTAGTAGCAGTAGGTGTTAGTATATACTGGATATTTAAGTACGATGATTGGTATCTTAACCCCATTAATGATAAGCATGTCTCCGAATCAGATGATTCAGGACATGAGGAACTGGGAAGCAGAACAGACTAGAACTCCAGCAGAAGAATCTATAAATAGATCACTAGACCTATGGGAGGAAGAAGATGGGAGCAATGGTTCCACCGTCAAGGAAGAGTTGTTACAACTTCAGAGTGACAAAGATCGTGAAAGTACTGGACGGAGATACGATAGATGTTCTGATCGATCTTGGATTCGATTTATACAAGAAAGAACGGGTAAGAATTGCGGGTGTAGACACTCCAGAAAAGAGGACTAGAGATTTAGAAGAGAAAGCATTAGGTATTGATGCAACAAATTGGTTAAAATCCAAACTAACAGAAACTATTAAAGGTGATGAAGAGCTCACTATTAGAACTGAACTTAAGGGTGGCGTTGGGAAGTATGGTAGGCTTCTTGGTTGGCTCTATGTTGGTGATTCTAATCTTTCACTAAATGAACAAATGATTACGGAGGGTTATGCTTGGTCATATGATGGCGGAACTAAACAGAAGAATTTTGAGGACTTACGTGAAATTAGGCGCTCGTTTGGGACATTGGTCGAGTAATGATCAAGTAACAATTAACATACAAGGTGTGACCACCAGACGTTTATATGCTGAGTGGACCATACCCACGGAGGAATACGAAAACTATGGACATACAAAAGGCAGCTAGTACAGTTACTGCAGTAGCAGTTGTTGGTACTGGTACTATAGTTGGTGGTAACCATCAGATAGATAAGATGCAAGGTGGTCCACAGAAGAGAGAGGATGCACGTATAGAACAAATACGTCAAGTGGTAAGAGAAGAAGTATATATACAAATGGTTAATGCTTGGCCTAAGACTTCTGGACCTGTCAAAGGTCTTACAGTTCCTAAGCAAGACTATAGAGAAAACGTACCACAGAGGTAACTATGATTGATAATACAGAATTGAATGCTTATCATGAAAGACAATCAAGACAAGAATCTGATATTGCAACTTTAAGATCTAGGGTTGATAGAATTGATAAAGATTTGGATGACTTTAAGAATAAAGATAAGGAAGAATTAGATCAGAGATTGCGTAGTATAGAGAAGCAAGTGTGGGGTGCTGGTGCAGTCATTGCAGTTCTAGTTTTTGGTATTGGTATCGTTACTCAGATGGAAAGTGATGATGACTGGGATGATGAAGCAAGAATTGAACATGTAATCTATAGAGCATAATGACTGACATTACTAACAAAGACTCAGAGCAAGATGTAAAGATTGCTGTCCTTGATAGTACTCTTGAGAATGCTACTCGTCGTATGGAATTAATTCATAAAAGAATTGATAGAACAGATGAGAGAATCACTAAATTAAATGAAGATGTAAGAGAAAGGATTAGAGCACTTGAGAAATGGGTCTGGGGTGCAGGTGCTGTCCTTACTGCCTTTATTGTGATAGGTGGTATTGTAGGTGACTTGGATATTATTCCTGATAGGGAGGTGATAGAAAATGCATCCTAACGGTTATACTAAAGAAGATATTAAAAGGATCTTAGGAACTTCTTGGCCTACTATTGATCCAAATCATGAGACTGGTAATCAGAAAAGAAGGAGAATAGGTAATGAGATAAGAGAAGGGAAGAGACCTAAACCCACATACCCATCAGCAGAATCACGGTCAAAGAAACCTAACTTTGATGAGAACGGAAAATATATTTACCCAGAAGGATCGGGATTTAGTTATGTTCAATACTTGAAAGATAATCCTGACTCAACTGAAGCGAGTTCTTATGGTAATAAAGTATCATGAGTGAGGTGCATAATATTCCTAATATTACTACTAATGGTAGTAGTATACCTCTTATTCAGGTTAATCGTACTAACCCAATACAAATAAATGGTACTGGAATACAATTTGTACAAAACATTCAATCAACAAATGCAACTATAAGTCCTATTGGTATAAATCAAATTGCTGATGCTAGAGTGTGGGTGAAGAATGCCCCAACAGTAATTCCTCCCACTGTTCCTGTTACTGAAGTTATAGGAAGTCCTGTAGTTAATATGCCAGGTTGTGTAAAAGTACACAAGGAGAATGTTAAAGAGAGAAATAGAAATAAGATGTTGGTCGATGATGACCCTAAAGGTAATACAGTATTGTGTGATGCTGGTGCTCCTTACTATCAACCAGCAGATTACGATTATAGAGGATTAAGTTGGCAGACTGTATATAATGAATCTGATGAAGTTCCTGAAGGTGTAGACACTGGAGAACCACCTGCACCTGAGATACCAGATGCTCCATCACCACCTGAAACGCCAGGTGAAACTGCTGGAAAGGTAGAGTGTCCTCCACCTAATGCAAGACGTATAGGAGACTTGAATCAGGCAGGTACAGAAAAAGTTATTGGATATGAATTAACTCCTGACGGAAAAATTTGTGAAACAAAATGGGAGACATTATCCTTTACAGAACAATACCTCCCATCAGTTCCTGTTGTATCTACTACTGCTACTATTGCTCTGGTTGCGACAAGCTCTGCCCTACTTGCAAAACCCCTAGCGGATTTGCTTTTGAAGGTGGTGAAACCTGTGATAAAGAAGGTCGTTGCCAAGGTAAAGAAAGTTTTGGGAAAGAAAGAGAAGATACTTTCTCTTCGGGAACGACAGTTGGCTCAACGGGATCGGAATCAGGCGATACAAACTCTGAAGAAGGCTGTGAAGAAGTAGAATTATTAGGATTAGTCCACTGTGGTTGTGGTATTTGGTGTTCATGTGGTTCTACCTTTCCACCAGGTGCAGTAACAACTACATCAGCACATACACTATAGTATGGTGATTTAGGATGGAACATAATACCAGCCTTCATGAGTTCACCACAATTTTTGAGACGAGCGATTTCAAAGTCTAATCTTTTATTAGCAACTGTTTGAGTCATTAATGCATTTTGATTTGCTGCTGCTTCATGACATTGCCTTTGGAATTTTCTATTCAATGGTATAGAAAGGGTAGCAGATAAACCTACGTTAAAGGATTGGTTTGCCCTCATGTCTGTACGCACAGGTTTAAACCATGATGGGGTCATTTCCCCACCACTATCAACTACATCAGGAACACCGTTAGGACTGTCTATATCTTGAATGATAGAGATGTCTGATCCATCAGGGAACCATCTAATTTCATCTCCAACAGTATTGCCATCAGTTCCATCAGAGATATAAGTTCTATCATCATACCATTCTTCCCAAGGGTAGTTCTTAACAGTAACATATGTTGGAACCATCTTACCTGTAGCATCAGTGGTATTATATTGCGGTTCGTTATAGAAATCCTCCCAAGGATCTTTCCTACTATCGGCAAATTGTACGTATGGTGTGAAGTTTACTGTACTACCTTGACATTGTACTCCACCACCATAGGTGTTAGTTATGTATGGACCTTGTAAAACTTGTATTGCCTGGTTGGTTACTGAGCCAGAACTATTGGCGATAGGATTAGCAGTAGCTGATACTCCACCAACACCTTGTGCTAATGCAACGTTAGGTGTTAAAAGACTACATGAAGTTGCTATTGCGTAAAGGTACTTGTTGTATCTGTGACGCTTTGTATTGTTGTTACTCTTTGTATTACTGTTTGATTGGTCATTCCTGGTCCAGAATACGTCTGGGTAAATTGAAAGGCTCCACCAGGATCTGCTATTGTGAAGTTGTTTTGACCGTTGAAGTTTAATGAATCGAACGAAGAAGTTGTCGCTGCTGCGGTTGCTCCTGTTTCGTCTGTCCCGACGGTTGGTGCAATTTGCACTGTTGATGTGCTCACACTGGGATTGAGGGGTTCGCCATTGTTTTCCACGCCTACCCCAGTAACGCTGTATTCCCATCCTGTCCTATAGTCAATTGAATTTATAGTCTCCGTGACCGTAGATTCAGTCTCGGTGTGGCTCGTCATCGAACCTTGCTGGAAATTGGGGACCACTGGCACTGCTCTTGCAGCACCAGCACTACCTAATACCAACACTAATATAGTTATAAGCTTTTTCATACCCTAGTTTCCTAGTTGATTGAAAGCTCAGTTACAAATTGGCCAGTAGCTGTTGTACCTGCCCCACCTGCGGTTACGGTCAAAGCACCTTGCGAAGTTACAGTTCCAGCCAAGGATCCAGCAGTTCCAGCTGCAGTAGACAACTGATCACCATATGCCGACACATCACCAATGTCTGGTCCAGTTGTATCAATAGCATCACCCTGAATAAATGCCTGAGTGAAACTGAAAGATTCGCCTGGATCATCCTGTACTGCAGCAATAGTACCAGGAGCATATACACCTGAAGTTATAGTACCAGCACTAATTGTGTTAGCTGTCGTTCCATCAGTTGTGTCCACGTTATTACCCGTGATACTAAATGAAGAGCCAATTCTCTCCATTTGAGTAGCAGCAGCATTAACTGTCAGCTGAACACTGGAAGTCATTCTTGATGTGATATCAGCTTTAGCTGATGGTGCTACCAACGCACCTGTCATCAATAACATAGCAAGAGGTAAGAATCTTTTCATTTAGAGACACCAAACCTATATGTATATATACGGCAAAAATACTTAAAAAATTATTAAGGTGTATTTAGATACTTGACGACTGCTTAACAATCCGTTATAATAAATAACTTGAGGTGAGCATCTGCTGACCTTATATTCCCTCTAACCGAGATCACGGGGGTTATATCTCTCATATCCACTAGTGAAGGGATTAGTGGAAATAACGTATCGCTTCTACCCTTTGAAGCCCTACTAATTTAAATTGTCCTCATGACAACTCTTCAAAAAAGGGAACAAGGCTTACTATCAGGTTGGTCTGAGTTCTGTGACTGGGTTACATCCACTAACAACCGCATCTATGTTGGTTGGTTCGGTGTCTTGATGATCCCATGTCTTTTAGCTGCTACTACATGCTTTATCATAGCATTCATCGCAGCACCTCCTGTCGATATCGACGGAATCCGTGAGCCAGTTGCTGGTTCATTCTTATATGGAAACAACATCATCTCTGGTGCTGTAGTTC